GGTTTATTAATAGTACAATAGTTATACAAAAAGGAAGAAAGAATGAAAATTGATAAAAAAATAATAGAGAACATTGATATTGAAAAGATGGATAATTTTAGGCTTGCTCGATGGGCTGCTCTAGTAGAAGGTGTTAATTTAGTTGCTGAAATGGCTGATGAAAAAAAGAAAAGATTTGATAATGTAGAACTTAAGCCACTAGCACTAATGAAGTATATTGAAAGTACGTGTGATCAAATATGTCGTAAAATGAATCAAGATGATATAATGGAAGAAAACAAACAAGAAAAAAGAAAGGGATGCAATGAGTAAGAAAAATGGATCAGAAGAAAGTTTTAACGATAAAAACAGGCTTATATTCTTATCAGGAATGATTAATGAAGCAAAGGCTGAAGATGTTATTAATAAATTATTGGCATATGATGCAGCATCACCTAAAACAGATATATTAATGTTTGTTGACTCTTATGGTGGATATGTTGATTCATTCATAGCAATTCATGATGTAATGAAGATGATATCCAGTGACGTCACAACTGTATGTGTTGGCAAAGCAATGTCATGTGGTCAGATGATACTCATAAGTGGTACAAAGGGTAGGCGATTCATGACACCTAATTCACGCGTTATGATACATGAAGTGTCAGGCTTTGCAGGTGGTAAGTTAACCGACATAGAAATCGATTATAAAGAAACATTACGCTTACAGAAACAAATCATAGAAAAGCTCATACTAAAATATACAAAGATAACACAGAAACAATTGGATAATTTTATGGCTGTTGATACATTCTTATCAGCTAGTGAATGTATTAAATATGGTATTGTGGACGGTGTTATTACATCACCTGGAATGTTACATCCTAAGGTGAAAAAGTGAAATATATACCAGGATTTGCATTTACAATAGGAATACAGCAATCATCTAAACCTAAAGGTGGTTCTGTATTGCAAAACTTAAATAAAAAACAATCGCTTAAAGGTGATGAAGATTTGTATTTGGTAATACATATAAACTCTTTAATATATCGAAAGTTGAAGATAAATTTAGATATACATTTACAAATCAAACAGCCGGTAATGTCAGGACTATTATTGAATTTAATAATCCTGATGAAGCTGATAAAAAAATATCTTCATTAATAGGAGCATCATAATATGTCTGGTAAAGGAAGCAAATGGCGAATAACGGATTTTAAAAACTTTTTTAGTAGTGAATATTGGGCTACACCCAAGACAGAATCAACAGATTCTATATGTACTAAAGAAATCAAAAAGCTCAAGAACGGCAAAATAAGAATTACTTATAAGTAATATAACTTATGAAAGATAAAGAAACATCAAAGCCTATTAAATTTAATGGGCTTTCTTTGTTAGAAAAGATCATTTTAACATTAAATTGTTATTTCTTTTTTGCAACAGGCATGTGCATGCCTATAGTAACAATAACATTAATATCAATGGTTAATAGTAGTATAATAGCACAAGCTCAAACTGTGGGATCTATATTATCAGCTTTAATTGTTTATATCTTTGCTCAATATACAATGAGACAATTACATTTTAAATTGTTCAAGGTAACAACAATTATAGTAGATTTACTAATATTATTTTTAGCAATATGTTATCCAAGTGTTATATTATATTGGATGTTTTATGTTGTAGCAAAAATAATAACACAAATAGATAATACATCAGAGGGTACTATTATGTTAAATTTTTTTGATACTCATAAACGCAGAGTTGATTTTGATATTACAGAACGAAAATACACTGTTATATTTTCGGTGATAGGTTCTATCATAGCCATATTTACCAGTATACAATTTAATATAGCAATGACTATATTAATTTCGTCTTTTTGTTTTCTTAACATAAAAGATATTTATATGAGTAAATACCTTCCTTAATACTCGCCATATGGGTTTGTATTTCTACTTTCATCACCTCTTGTATCACCCTTATAATCCCATATGTCATCTCTAGTATTATCATCTGCATTACCTGGATATGGTTTTTCAGGTTGTGGGTTTTGTATATTAGGATCAATCACACCACCTGATAGTACGCCTGTAAGTGTATCATCTCCAACGATACCGTTACGACATTCTGGTATAATACCTGGTTGATAGCTGTAATCGAATCTTTTGCCTTTAAGTATCCATACATAGTGACCTAGTAATGGATTGGCATTAATAGAAAAGTCTTGCCATAAACGTTCTGTTATCTCGAATAACTGAGGACATCTCATAAAGCTTGTTACAGGTATAGCTGTTGTAAATGTTGTTGGTGTTTGAAATATATCACATGATGTTGTTGGGAATTCTTGTTCTCTCCAACCGGCTTCTACTAGTCTTATTAGATCTCCTGCTTTAGGTTCAGCCCAATTACCAAATACATCTCTAAAATCTTTTATGGCCATAATGCCTGTAAAGTCAGCATTTGTTTGTAATCCAAATTTAGATAATAATAGTGCATCTGTTGGTAAATTAATAACTACATTAATGTTAGCAGGGCCTGTAAATGTTGCTAATGGTTGTTCACCATATAAGTAATCGTGTGCTGATGTTTGATAATTATATGTATAATATTCAACTCTGGTTCCACTACGATTAACATGTTCCCACCAATAGTTTTGTTGTAATAAACGTTCATTAGCATTATTATCTTTGTCCAGAGGTCTATAAGGATATGGATTACAGTCATTACCATTACCGCTATTTAATTTATCCCATGTAGTACAACGTATTCTTGATGATTTATTACAACGCATTATTACCTCTGTAATCTTTTATCTTTGACCAAATAATAATTACTATTATTTCTATTATACCACAAATGAATACGTGTTTTACCTAAACTACGGTGATTCTTATATGTAAATTTTGTTGGTAATCTTAAATGGTATTTAGATGCTATTTCCTTTGCTTTTCTTATAGAAATTTTCCATATACCCTGTTCTGCTTTTTTAGCTAAATCTAATACACCTTGAGCTGTTGGTAATGATTTACCTGGTATATACATCTTGGGTATCAGTCCTAATTTTTTTCTATTTATACCACGTGCTGCTAAATGTTTATAACTTTTTAAAGGATCTCTCCATGGTGTATATCCTCCTGAAGATGTTTTATTGGTTTTGTCTTTTGACTTATTACGTTTCTTTACAAACATATTCATCCAATCCACTGCATATTTCTTTTCGTTTAATATATCAATATCATCTTCTTCATCTTCATCCATATTAACATATTCTTTAAAGCTAATAGCTTTTTCTATTTCTTCAATGCTATCTTTGTCTAATTCTCCATCGGCATCATTTAATATTTCTTGTAAAGTTACTATTAATGAAACATACTTATATCTATCTAGCATTTTCCATATCACATTTGATGGAGCCCAGCTCTTCGAATGTATTACATCTTTCCATGCATCTTCTATATCATCTGATGAATATATTTTCTTTCTCAATGAATGGTATTTGTCTTTCTGTGATATTAAATGTTCAACATCTGTTTCTATTTCATTCATCTTACCCATAAGTTTATCATTAAGCCATTTCTTTTCTTCTGATTTAAGTTTACCAATATAATCATCTATTAAATCATAATCAATTAAATCTCTTCTTAACTCACCAAGTGATGAATCCATTCCCTTAAATATTTTTGATAAATCTTTTTTAATGTATGCAAATTCAATATCAGGATCAAAATCAGATGATAATCCAAATGGCATTTTAATCCATTTATCATTTGTTATATCATAACTTGCATCACCACGGGTTTCTTGTTCAGGTTCTATTTGTATATAAAGTTCAACAGGATGTTCATTTATGAAAACATTCTTTTCTTTAAATTCTTTTCTTGCTTTGGTTCTTAATAACTCGTAATGATGTTTATATTTTTCAATGTCTTTGGGAATTACATGAACATCTATGTCTGTATTAGATTTCCATTGTTGTGTTGCTATTGAGCCAGTTATATTTACACTGGATATGTAATGGTTAAAAAAATCCTCACTAAAATATTCTTTTAGTGACACCATTATCCTTTCTTTCGTTTCAGGTTTAAGCTTAGGTGGGTTTTGTGATATATCCCAAAGATCAGGATCTAATGACTTCTGTGCATAATCTACAATTGATTCTTTTATATATGAACGGTGCCATCTTTCGCCTCCAACATCATATACAACACTAAACTTATCTTTTGTCGCATCATCTTGTGTTATGAAATAATATAGAGGATGTGTTGTTCCTGTTGCTAATCTACCATTCATTATTTTTAATAATTGGTTTATTGTTCCCATTAACATGTCGGTTACCATTTCACCATCAACTTGAACATATACATCTATTGATGTTGATGGTGTATAATTATTTGTTAATATCTTATTGACCATATAAAATTCTACAACATTTATTACTTTATTAATAGCTTGTACATCTTGTAGAATTTGAGTCTTAATCATAGGATGCAGTAATGGTAGGTTATCATCAGGGAATTCCCATACAGCTGGATCTAGACTATTACGTTCAATAGGGTGTTCTTTTTCTTTAGCATAATCTTTATAGAAGTCTTTAAAAGCTTTCATATAATTATTTATCTAAATAACAGGAAAATAAAAGGGGTGCTTTCGCACCCCTCTTTAATTGTGAGATGAATTTTTAACAATTAGTTTTCTAATAAGCTTGCGTTCTTGCCAGTTGCTGCTGGGCCTGTGCCGCCAACCTTCATAAATGACTTATCGCCTGGCTTAACTCCGGTTGGTGCTTTCTCTAATTCGCCTGTGCGCTTTTTGCCACCGGCTGATGTATTTGCTTTACCTTTTGATGTCTTTACTCCAGATATACCTAATTTATTAGGTGCTTGGAATTGTTTAATGTTACCACTGAATGGTTTTGGCTCGGGTTCTGATACAGCTTCACCAACTGGTGCTCCACCTGGTGCTACTTCATCGCCGAGGGTTTCTTCGCCTGGAAGCTCATCAACTGCTCCTGCAGGACTCATTTCGCGGAATAGATCTGCTAATTGACTGAATAAATCAGCTGCTGCAGCAAACTTATCACCTTCTAAATCTTCTGTGCCTTCAAGACCTTCAGCACCTGGAACATCTGCTCCGTCTGCTGGAGGAAAATCACCGGCTGCGTCATCATAAGATGCACCTTCAAGATCTTCTTCATTAATTACTTCACTATATAATTCTTGGAACGATTTTGGCATAATTGTACTCTCCTTTACTTTCTTCTTTTTATCAACAGGACTAAGATCTTTTGGTGCTTCTTCGGCTTTCTCTGTGCCTTCTGCTCCTTCAGGACCCGATCCTTTAAGACCTAATCCCTTTGTAGGTCCTTCAAGTTCACCGGGCTTTACTTTACCCGCTGTCATAGATTGTTTCTTTACAGGACTTGCGGCCTCTGTAATCATTTTTTCAAAACATGCTGTTAATTCATCTCTCATAATTTTATTCCTTTCACCTTTCGGTTTCTTATAATTATTTATCTTCTTTCATGATAAAAACAGTAAATAATTTTAGTATGAATTCAAGTGTTAGTAAGTATGATTTAGAAAAAGGCCAACGTTATTTAGGTGATCCATCTCTTCCCACAGTAGATGCTTCTTTTAAATTTACGCCTGAAATGATTAAAGAGATGCGAAAATGCTCTGATGATATAACATATTTCGCCCAAAATTATTTTTATATAACAACATTAGGATCAGGTAAACAGAAGATAGACTTATATACATGTCAAAAAAGAGTATTAAAATCATTGGTTAAAAATAGATTTGTTTGTTTATTAAGTTCCCGTCAGGCTGGAAAAGCATTAGATTTGAATACAACAATACCAACACCATATGGTAATAAAACAATGGGCAGCTTAAAAGACGATGACACTATATATGACGAGAACGGCCAATTATGTAAAGTTATTAAAGCTCATGATATATTATATAATAGAGATTGTTATAAAATAACATTTAGTAATGGTTCTGAAATAATAGCTGATAAAGATCATAACTGGTTTACGCAATCAGTGTATGAAAATAAAAGAAAATCATATGGCACAGTAAAAACAACAGAAGAAATATTAAACACACTATACTTTAATAAAACCCAACCAATGCATAGAATATTAAAAGCTGGTGCATTTAAAGGCATTCATAAAAATCTTCCTATAGATCCATATGTTTTAGGGTTATGGCTTGGTGATGGTGCTAGACATTCATGTAGAATATCAACAGGGAAAGAAGATTTAGAACAAATATGTAAAAATTTAAAAGAACGTAATATTTCATATTCATTTACTTTAAAGACAGGCGGCTTTAATAATGGCGAGTATTATGATATAAACATTCACAAATTACAAAAACCCCTAAATGAACTTGGCTTATGGTGCTCTAATAAAAAAATACCTGAAGAGTATATGAATGCTTCATATGAACAAAGATTAGAATTATTAAAGGGGTTAATGGATACAGATGGTTCATTAACAAATAAAATGTGCACATTTTATAATTCAGAATATACATTATTAGAATCATTTAAAAAATTATTATATACAATGGGAATATCAAAGGTTACTACTATAGAACGTGAGAATTATTGTAACGGCAAAAAAGTAAAAAATATATCAAGAATACATTTTAAACCAAATATGTATGTTTTTAATTTAGAAAGAAAAAAACAAAAGCAGTGCGTTAATTTATCTGAAAAAACACAATATATATACATTAAAAATATAGAACCTGTAAATACTAGACCTGTAAGATGTATTACTGTTGATTCACCCAGTAGTTTATTTTTATGTGGTGATATTCCTGTAGTAAGCCATAATACAACACTTATGACGGCATATGCATTACATACCGCTTGTTTCGAAAAAGATAAACGTATATTAATTGTGGCCAACAAAGAAGGTACAGCTCGTATGATATTACGACGTATTCGTACCGCATATGAACAATTACCCAATTGGCTTAAGCCTGGTGTTAAACAATGGGGTAAAACAGAAATAATATTCGCCAATGACTCAAGTATAGCAATTAGTACTACCACAGGTAGTGCAGCCAGAGGTGAATCTTGTAACGTATTAATCATAGACGAAATGGCATTTATTCAAGATTTCATTATGGAAGAATTTTGGAATTCAGTTATTCCTGTTGTATCATCTTATAGAGGTACAAAGATATTCGTCGTTAGCACCCCAAACGGCGCAGGTAACATGTTTCATAAGATATATAGTAAAGCTGAACGTGGGGAATTAAAACAGTGGCACCATGAACGTATTGACTGGTGGGAGATACCGGGTAGAGGAAAAAAATGGGAAGAAGAAATACGTGAAGCTCTTGTTAATAAAGGCCGTTCATTTGATCAGGAATTTGGAAATCAATTTTTAGAGTCAGGACATAGTGCTGTTGATAGTAGTATATTAACACATTTTAGAACAATTGTACGTCCTGCAAAAATAACACTTGAAGAAGGTAATTATAAAATATGGGAAGAACCGCATGCTAAACATATATATGCAATTGGTGTTGATGTTAGTGAAGGCGTAGGACAAGCATCAAGTGTTGCTCAAGTAATAGATATAACAGATTTAACCAATATTAAAATGGTTGCATCATATGCAAATAATATGATTGATCCTTTTCATTTTGCAACATTCTTATATAAAATGACTAATCAATGGGGAAAACCTTTATTACTTATAGAACGTAATAATTGTGGCGGGCAGGTAATTGATGCACTAAAAGAAACACACAGTTATCATAATATAGTTGATTATACTCCTGAACGACAAAAGAATTATAATAGACAAGGAATATATTCTCATACTAATGCAAAATATAAAGGCGTTATTAATATGAGATATTGGGTGAATAGCTTAAAGGTTGTTGACATATTTGACATAGGAACAATACAAGAACTAGAAACATTCGTGAAACATGAGAATGGTACATGGAGTAAAAAGACTGGAGACTATATTTATGATGATAGAGTAATGGCCCTTGTATGGGCACTATTTGTATTAGAACCTGAAATTGCAGGAAGCTATATGGAAATTACAGCTTATGATGATAATGGAAAGCCTTTAAAATTAGCGCAGCATACAATAGAATCTCCTACATATTTTAAATTAGATGCAATGTTTGATTCAGATGATTCCCCATTACCTGTACATGTTGGTCCTGGTTCATCACTTGCTGGTGATGATATGGATGAGTTATTAGGCCAAGGATGGGTATTAGGTAGATAAATAATTATATGAATATTGATTCCCAACAATCTGTTTTTAATAAAGCGCGTAAAGATAAATTTTTACTTGTGCTAACATTGCCTTCTATATTAAAGGGTATTAATGCTCCTATATTAACTCAGCGTAGTGATGACTCTATACAATTAGAAACATTACAATTTTCAATCTGGGGTAGCC